GCGGCCCTCGCAGCGTCCCCCGCAGCGGCCCACGCAGCGTCCCCCGCAGCGGCCCACGCAGCGTCCCACGCAGCGGCCCAATTCTCCGCTTCGAAGTACCGCCATTCCTTGAGCGGTTGGCCGTCCGGTTTAAACCAGCACTTCTCGTTTTTCAGGGATTCCACGAACGACTCGGCTCCGATCAACCACTTCGCCTTGGGAACGGGTTTTAGGAGACGGGCTTTCTCAAAAGCGATCTTCGAGCCGTTCTCATCCGACTGTCTTTCTCCTGCCCCTTCAGCCTCGAAAACATCGCATCCCCACTTAAACCACTCGTAAGGTTTCTCCGTGAGGTGAAGGCCCTTGGAACAGACCGAAATCGGCTTGTCCACGGAATGCCACTTGCCGGGCGTCCAGCGGAGGCCATTCTTCTTCGGGAGGGACCATTTCAGCGCTCCCCCATGACAAGCCTCTCCGTTGAGGATCACCTTGTAGAGTTTGGTCACGGGCGGGCCTCCTTCGAACGGATGTGTTCCGGATCGATAAGCGGAATATACTGGGGCGACTGGGGCCAATCCTCGGGGGGGATGTACATCGGCCATTCCTCTTTGAGACTCGGCGCGGGAACGTAATGCGTCCGGTCGCAGATCCGGTGGTGCGCGATGCAGCCGGAGAGGAAGAGAAAGGCGAGAAGAAAGAAAAGGCTCCCGGCCGGAATTGAACCGGCTTCGCATTTTGGCCGGTAATCGCCACGGCCAATTCGATTCTTATTCCGGTCGCAATAGGCAGTGGGGCCTTCGTTGTTACCGAGCGCGAATGCCAGGTTTCCGGCACATACCTTTCGACCGCGTGTCGCGTCCACGCCGCGGGAGCCAAAAATAGGGAGGATCATCGGGGGCCCTTTCCGAGGCAGTAATCCGAAAGGAGAGCTTCGAAGAAGATGCGCGCGGACTTGTCTATGTCGCCTTCGAAGGAAACAACGCCGTTCTCCCAAGAGAGCGCACCGACGAGTTCATGATCTTCGCCATAAAGCTCAATCTTGTTGGGACGATCTACGGGATAAATGATGTTCCAGAGCCCCGAGGACTCGTGGTTTTCCCACCACGGCAAGGAAGAAACCTCCACCGAGTAAAGAGTCTCGGCAAGACAGGGGGCGGAGAGAAGGAGAGCGCAAATAACGACGGCCCACCGCCTGCGAGGGATCACAGGCGATGAGCCGTTATTGAGGGAAGATGTTTGGGTCACTGTCCGCTCCCTTTCGGGAAACGGACCAACCTCAGTTAGTTAGAAGTGGAGCGGGTGAGCGGAATCGAACCGCCGTCTCGACCTTGGCAAGGGCGAGACAGTACCTTCTAATTAACTAGGTTGGCCGTTTTCCTCTGCAAAATAGCCCAGAAGGGCCTTTTTTCGTGTTCTTGGCAGAGACGAGAGAGGCCACGACTGGGCGAAAGGGCAATAAAAAACCCGCTGCGATTTCTCGCGCGCGGGTCCGTCCGGTATGAACTCTCTTTATCTCTGCCATGGTGATTTTCTTAGGGTCAGTTTCTATTCGTTTCGCGTTGCGGTGTCAACTTCTTTTTGAAAAAGAAATTCTCCGACGGAAAAACGGGTCAGACAAGGATCTCCGTCGCTTCGTCTTCCTGAATTTCCTGCGCGCGGCGGATGTGCGCGATGGTCCGGCGGGCGTACACCGGGAGCATTCTCAGGGTGGACCAGCCCATGGTTTCCCGGATCGTTTCCACGTCCACGCCGTTGTCCATGAGGATCGTTGCTTTCGACGGGCGGAAGTCGCAGAGCTTGACGTGGCGCATGTTGCAAGCGGTCCGGATCTGGTGGAACCGTCGGCCGACAATCCGCAGCCAATTCGTGTAGGTCACGGAAGGATCTCGGAAGAGAGGTTGACCGGAAGGTATCCGGTCCATGCGCCGACGGATAATGGCGCTCGCGCGGGGTCCGATGGTCACGAGATAGGGACGGCCCGAGGGAAGCCGTCGCGTAATGCTCTTGTGCTGGACACCCGAGATGATGTTCCGGACGAGATCCACGTTCTTGTCCGTCATGTTCCAGAGGTCGCCAGGGCGCAAGCCCGTCAGGTAGAGCATTTCGATCTTCTCCGCCATGCCCAAGTCTTTGAGCTTGATTGCCATGCCGACGAGGGTGTAGACGGCCTTCTTTGTCCACGCGACGCCGCGGCGGAATTGGTCTTCGTTGACTTGGGGGACGGCGGCGCAGGGATTCTTGAGGGGTAAGACAATCGGCCGGAAATCGATCCCGTGGACGGTGCCCACTTCCTTACACTCGGCCAGCCAGTTCAGCCAGCGGCGCATAACGGTGTGGTGCGTGTTGGCCGTGTTCTCCTTGAGCCCGGTTGACGTGAGATGCTTTCGGAACCGTTGGACCGTGAAGACCGATATCTCGTCCACGTAACGAAGGCCCTCGACCCGGGAGAAAGCTTTGATCCGGTCGATCACCTTTCGCGTGTTCTGTCCCTTTGGAAGGTGCTTCCAGTAGTGATTCCAAAAAAACTCTATCGCTTGGTCTATGGGGAACCGGACGGTGTAAGGCCCGTCCAGGCACAACTCTAGTTGGGTGTCCATGAATTGTATGGATTGACTGTTTCGTATTAATTGGCCCTTCAGAAGTCAAGTTTTTCCCCATGTTTCTTAAATTGTGCCCGGGGTGCGCTCCGGGGCTTTGGTGTGTCAGAACGGAACTTCGTCGGTGCCTTCCTCGATGAGCCAGGCGATCTCGTTTTTCGGCCGGCCCTTGTTGTCCTGAGAGACGCGCAGCTTCGCCTTGAAGGTTTTGCCGACCCAGTTGATCGGCTTCACTTCGAACTGACCCTCCCAAGGCTCCCCGATGGTCTTGAGGAACTGAAGGGCCATGCCAGCGCCCTTCTTCTCTTTGGGCAGGAAGGTGACGTTGTGCCAGACCTTCTTGCCCATGAACTCGCCGTTCGCGATCTCGCAGACGGCCATGACGTAAGGATAGCCTCCGGTGCCGTCCTCTTTGAGTTTGGTCCGCCGAGGCTCCCCGTCCTTGTCTTCGGAGACTTCCACGATTTCCAGAAGGTATTCCCCTTCCGGCGCTGCCTCGATCCCCGCGTCCACTTTTACCCCTGTCCCGTCGTACTTGAATGGCATGTTCCTCTCCTATTTCCCTGACGTTGCAGGGGTCAGTTTCTTCTCCACGAACGCGATGCACTTGCCGATGGTGTCCGAGGTCATTTCGGTCCAATCGGAAACGTCGGCTTTCGACATCCATTCCGCGATGGTCAGGTCGTCGATCTTTACCACGTCCAAGAGGCTCTTGATTCGGGCCACCTGCTCGGGCGTCGCCAGCTGCACGGGAACCGCCTCTTTCTGGATGATCTCGGCCCCGTAGAATTTAAGGAAGTTCTCGTAGCTCCACTCAAATTCGGCTGGGAACTTGTTCTTCCCGATCTCGGCCCGCTCCTTCACGGTCACGGCCATGCGCTTGCCGTTCTTCACGTCCAGCCGGAAAACGAGGTCGTACAGATAATCCTCGCCTTTCATAGAGTCGAAGGTGACGCCGATCTTCGTCATGCCGGAGCCGTACTGGTCTTTTTGGTGGGCGGTAACGATGATGTTCATGTCAATGGACAGGAGCATCCGTTGAAACGCCTTGAAGTCGGATTTCACCCGGCCCCAGTAGCGCATGCCGAAGTCCTGAACCTCGGCCTCTTTCTCGGATTTCGCATGCTTCTCGAAGATCCGGGTGTATTTCTCCTGGCATGAGTTGTACAACTGTGTCACGGGATCGATGGAGAGCGTCCGGTAACTATGCTTCGTGGTGAGAAGTTCCTTTACTTCCCGGAACGCCTCGTCGAAGACGCTCGTCTGGAACACGACGGACCGCTGTTTCGTAATCGTGTCCGCGTAGTGGTCCGTTCCCTTCTCCGTGTCGATGATGTAGTTGTCCGGGAACTGGATCAGGGCGGAGGTTTTACCCACCGCGGCGGGTCCGAACACGAACATTTTCAGGCGCTTCTGTTTTGCTTCTGGCGGTTTGGCTCTTAATGGCATGGCTCACTCCTTCGCGGGTTTTTGGAGGCCGCGCTCCGTTTGTTGTAAATTCGTCCTTGGGCCTTCTGGTCGCCAGTAAAACCCCCTACAGGTTCTCCCTTCAAACCGCAGGCCCAAGGGTTCCCCGCGTCTCACTCCTCCAAGAGCCCGACGCGGAGAAAAATCAGTTCAGGATCTCATACACCCCCCACGTCAGCAACACCGCCAGGGCGAAGCCGGCGCAGACAATCACGGTCACGATGAGATTTTGGCGGTCCATTACGGTACCCTCGGCACTTTTAGAAGTTGGGCGAGTTGGTCTAAACACTGGTCGCAAATGCCCTTCTCCATCTCACTCCTCCCCGAAGGTCGAAAGATTGTGTTTCCTCATAAATTTCTGTCCATGTTCCTCGCACAAGAAGAACTCCTTCCAAGACACTCGTCCTTTCCGTCCTGTCACGTAGCTGTATCGGGCTTTGTAAGAAGCAAGCACCTTTTTACCGCCTGACCAGGGCTTACATTGAGAGCAGAAATCGCCGTTCTCGAAAACCGTCCCACCACAAACAGAGTCGGGCCGCCTCTCTCCGGCAAACGCTTTGATAGAGAAATTAAATCCGGCCATCACTCCTCCCCGAATCGGCGACGGAAATTCTCAATATCAGCATTTGCCTTTTCCAGCCGTTTCCAGAGCGCATCGCTTGGCCGTTTACCGACGCGATAACAGGCCAGCAGATCTTCCTTTGCGTCTACTGCCTCTAACAGCATTTTCCCCGCCGCCTCCCAGCCGTGAATGAAGCCGTAAGCCGTGTAATACTCGGCGTGATTCTTGGGGTGTAGGGCGGGCATCGTTCTGCCAACTGCGCCCAGGATACGCTCGATCTCCCGCGCCTTCTCAATCGTCATGTCGAGGTTTTCCATCACGCCTCCTTAAACCGGACACCGACAAGGAGATTCACCGCATTCGGAACAAATGTCTTCGTCCTCCTCGGTGTCGTCACTCGACCTAGAGTGACGTTCGACGTTATCCGAAACGGATAACGAGGCGGGGGTGAGGGCCTCTCTAGCTCGTCGTCCCCCATCGTCCTGGTTATATTCGCCTTTGAAATCCGCTTCGGCGTAGAACTCCAAAGCTTCCCTAAGCCTCTGGATCTCGGCCTCGCGGGCGGCAACCGCGGCCCGAAGGTTCTCAATGTAAACGTCGGTGTGCTTACAGACCCGGCCCGTCATGGCCGCACGGCCTTTCTTTTTTTGTTCCAGGTCTTTAGATCGTTGGACGTGAATGCCCACTTCCGATCAAAACAGCCCAAGCGGAGAAGAACCTTCGCCACAGTGCAGTTCGGGCAACGCATGTTGCAGTAAACCTTTATCGCTGATTTTCGAACCCTCACAGTCCCTCCTCGGCTCTCTTGGCCTCGTAGTCGAATTCCTCTAGCTTCGAAATCTGCTCGGTCAGTTCCAGCCGCAGGGCGTGGATCGCTTTCCGGTTCCCCCGCGAAGCCAGAACCATCTTCCGAAGCCGGCCTATCGTCGTTTCGTCTTTCGCGCTCTCCACGGGCTTGTCCACCATGGCCTCCATTTCAGATCACCCCCAGAGTCATTTCCATCGCTTCCTGATAGGCGTCCTCCCGGGGATACCCCAAGGCGATAAGCCAGTTCACGCGCCAGTAAAACAAGAGAAGGTCGTTCATCATTTGTAGGGCCTCCATTGTTGTTGCAGGTAAGCCATCCGCTCCGCATTCTCGTCCGCCAGGTACATATCCAACGCTAGGTAGTGGCTCGCGTGGTCCTCGCAGAGGTCGTAGGCGGTTCCGTGGTCTTCCGAGACGTCCAGATCCGCCACTTCCAGGGTCAGGACCGCCGGAGCCGTGCAGCCCCTCCGGTCGCACGTCCACCCCTTCCCCGTCGCGTCCTCTTCTTTGATGATTCCCAGGCTCGCCATAATCTCCCCTTGCGTTTCGGACACTTGTGTTCTACACTTCTGTAATACAGTTTAGGCGAACTAAAGTGTCTTGTCAAGGGGCGGGCGAAAATTTCTTGCGGAGGGAATCAGGTATGGCCTATAGTGCCGAACTAATGGGTAAATCGACGCGCGAGGTAATGGCGATTTGGGGCATTACAGAGCCAACGTTGAGAACGTGGATTTTGACCGGAAAAACCAAGCCGATTATTCACAAGATCGGAACGCGGAATTACTACGACTTTCCCGACGAAGAAGTGGAGCGCGTGAAGAAGCTCATCAATAAGAAGTGGAAGCAAGGAAAACCCAAGATCGGCGGCTAACATGAAGATCCGCGCCTTCGACACCATCGATAAACGCTACGTCCCCATTGAATCTATCGGCTTTGACCACTTAGGAGAGGGGCGGGCCATTACCCTGACCACGGGCGGGAAGACCTGGGCCATAGGGCGGTTTACGCTCGAAATCTGGACCGGAACAACGGACGTTTTTCTCGCAGAAGAAGTCCCGACCATCGTCGTTTCATCACCGAAGAAAACCGCGACCCCCTAAGAGGCCACTCCACCACCCACCCAAAAAATACTTGCTCGCTTACGTACATTTTCCTACCGTATACAGAAGCGAGCAAGTATAAGGAGCGACCATGAAACCTTCCGACGAAATCAAACAAGCGGCAAGCCGGCTGGCCCATTTTGGCGCAAGCAAGGGCGGTCGTACCCGAGCCAGCACTCTTACCCCCGAAGAACGGTCAGAAATCGCCCGTCAGGCGGTCATGGCCCGATGGAAACGCCAAGGCAAGCTAAAGAAGGCCGTTGCGGATGAGCTACCTCCCAAAGAAATCGAATCTCACCTCGCGGCGGCCGCCCCCCCCGTACCCTATTCGATGTTCCGGGGAGAGTTGCCCATTGGCGAGACAAAGGTTGAATGTCATGTACTGAACGACCTTAAGCGGGTCATCACTCAAAGAGAAGTTGTGCGTATCCTGAGCGGTGGGCGAGACAGTGGCAATTTGAAGGCGTATCTTGAGCGAAACGAATTGATACACAGCGATAATGTCCTTGGGCAGCAGATCCGGTTTACAGTGCCAGGGATACCCACTCCGGCGAGCGGAATTGAGGGAACGCTCCTCATTGAGATTTGCGATGCGTATCTTCGAGCGCGAGACCAAAAGTTTCTTCAAAAGAACCAACTGCACTTGGCTCAGAACGCCGAAATTGTCATGCGATCTTGTGCGAAAGTCGGGATTATCGCCCTCATTGACGAGGCGACAGGCTACCAAGAGGTCCGAGCGAAAAACGCTCTACGGCTTAAGCTTGAGGCATTCATTGCGGAGGACATGCAGGAGTGGGCACGAATGTTTCCGAACGAGTTCTGGATGGAACTTGCCAGGTTAGAGGGGGTGACGCATTCCCCCCGAACTCGCCCCTTACGTTGGGGAAAGTACGTTATGGCGTTCGTTTACGACGCCATTGACAAGGATGTGGGGAAGAAATTGCGCCAGATTAACCCCAATCCTCGATACCAACAGAACCACCATCAATGGCTGAAGCAATACGGCAAGGATCAGGTAATTGTGCAGATTCAACGGGTCATTACGATAATGAAGCTGTGTAACGATATGGACGAGTTCCGCCAAAAGTTCGCCCACGTTTTTAAGCGCGAGCCCTTACAGCTTCGTTTCGAAGATCTTGCTTTGGCGAACTAACGGGTTTACCCTAGCCGGCCGTCCCCGTCTTTGTCGAGAACCTTGATCGACCAGTTGATCAGGACTCCGGCGGCAGCTCCGAATGCCACAATCAAGGACTCCGTGAAATGCGGAACGTCGATCTGGATTCCGTACTGGTCCAACTTGTACTTCGCAATGAGGCCGGCCACGATTCCCGCGAGCGTGGTGGCCGCATGTTTCGCGCCCTTGCTCGCCAGGAATTTCAAAACGAACGTTTCCAGCCACGACTTCACGTCAAACAACTTCCCTAGTTTCTTAAGCATTTGGACTCTCCTTTCTGCGCGTGAATTTCCTTATATCGTCCTTCCGGCTGCTTCTTTGAAAATGTGGGGAGCGTGATCCGGATCCGGACCCCTCTCCGCTTGACCAGATTCCAGACCCATTCGAAAAGGTTCATCTTTGGCGTACCCGCAAGCGCAAGACCATGCGCTCACATCCTCCGCAAAGACGAGGTAATGGGCACAAGTCCGGCAACGCTTCCATCCTTCAACAGCGATCATCGCGCCGCGATCTCGTCCATTCGCTGACGGAACTCGTCCAGCTTTTTATCGAAGCTGTCAAAGCGGCGAATAATCTCCTTATATTGCTCGTCTCGAACCAAAAGAAGACTGCGAATCTGACCCAAGTCCTTTTCAATTTCGAGACGCTTGTCTCCGGACTCTTTTTGATGCTCGTGCCTCCACTCGCGCAGTTTGCTGATTTCCTTCCACACCTCTTCTTGGTGCTTCTCAAAAGCTCTTTCCGATTTGTCCTGACGGATTTTTATCACACCGTAGGACATGCCAACGGAAACAAGAAACGTAACGATCTCCGTCGTAAGTTGCATCCCTACGCCACCAGCCTTTGAGGGGCAAAATGGCGGGCTTCCAGGCCACCTTGTACGTGAATGAACACCTTCTCGGCCGCGGCCATTTCGACGATCCGGAAATAGACTTTCGCGAACGCCTCACGGCTGGCTCCGATCCAGTCCTTTCCTTTGGTCATGCCCACCAAAATGCAGCCGTGAGTATCCTTTTCCGTATTCCCGTTGTGGATCCGGACCCCTTGGAAAAACGGGACATCCAGGAGAAGCGGCATAAGGCGATTGAACCGCTCCGAGTAGTTGATTACGACCTCGTATCGTCCCGAGGGAATGGCGGTCCGCCCTTGCACTTTTTCCCACTTCGCCAGGTGCCCGTCTCCGTTCACGTCCCGCCGGCTCGTGTCTTCCAGCGTGTAGCAGAAGAAGGACCCGTTAATGTGCAGTTCCCCCACGGTCGAAACGTCGGTGAAGTCTTTTCGGAGGAGAACCATTTGCGCGCTCATGATCGGTTACGCGACCTCCGACCAGTTGACTTCAATGGCGTTCCGGTCAAACGAAATGCTGATTTCCGTGCCGCACCTTCGGCAACGGTAGACTTGCCCAAAAGGCTCCTCAAGAACCCGCGCCATTGTTTCATGGCACGGCTTGCAGGTGATTTCCATGCGTGTTCTTCAAGCGTTTATTTCTGTTCACGGTCAAGGCCTTTCACTCGTATAATGGTCGTGCGGCTCAGGGTTCATGGCCCGAAAACCCGTCTCCACACGGGCTGCCGCTGGTTTTCTTCCTGTGGAATCTTCTCAACGTGGAGGTTGATATCTGGATCTCGTTACCTGTGTCCTTTGTCAAGACATAGTGATTGGCAGAGGATCTCACGATCTTATTGGCGTTGGTATGGATCTCGCGGCCATCCCGAAAAACAGTTTCCCTTTTGATATTCACTTCGCGATCTTTTCGTTTTGGCGACGTCTTCCTCATGAACCCCTGACCCAGAAGGTCACATTTGAAATGGAGCCTTTGGTTGGAGAAAAGATTCAACTTCATCGAACTGAAGTTCGCTTCAAAGAGAATTTGCAATCCACAATGTCCATACTGCGAAGAATAAAAGTGTCGATTGTTGACCAAGGCAAATACCGTTTTTTCGCATGCTTCGAAGACAAACGTTTTGAGTTTTGGGATTTACGCTTCATAGCGAAAGGTTGACCTCGTGACGTTAGAGACTGCACTCGTATCACTTGCCATAGGCTTCTCAGCCGTCATGGCATACAGAACAGGAATGAAGGAGTGGTTAATGCAACTCCGCGCACCTACACTTTGGAGATGGTTGAAACTTTGGTTTTCAGCCGTGCTTTTTTCCATTCCTACTTCCCTCCTCGTAAACGAGTCTGCGGATTATTGGGCATGGCCTTATTGTTTCGGACTTTCCGCAGTTTTGTTTGCGTGGATGTTTCGATGTTTCCTATCGGTTCTCCGAAGGGACTGAACGCAACCCGAGGTAAGCCATTGCCGCCCTTTGCGGCGTTTGGTTGTACATCGAATAGCGAATCAAGGCCTTAAGGTTCGGGTTTTTCATCACGATTTCTTTGGCCGTCGCATTCGGTCTAACGGCCAAATAGTTGTCGATCATCTTCGCCGCGAGACGCCGACCGTTCGTGTCCGTGATAAGACCCAGGATCGATCCCGCTACCCCACCACCAACTGCCCCAACGGCTGCGCCTGTCGGCCCACCCACCGCGGCTCCTGTAGCACCGCCAACAGCGGCCAGGAGATCGCGAAAGCTAACGACGCGGCGGCTTCCTTGCGTTGCCCCTCCCTCAAATTGAAGAGCAGCGTCAATGTCGCGAGCGCGCTCCGTGAAGTCGCGCCCTGTCTCCGATTCCAACTGACGGAGCCGGCGTTCCGACATAGGGACTTTTCCACTTCCAATCGATTTCAGCTTTGATGCGGTGGCGTCCGAAGCGACGAATCCGCCCCCCGTTTCCTTGTCTAACCCGAATTGTCTCTGAGACCTCTTAAAGACGCGCATTTGACGCGAAACTGGGGCAATCGCTTCCCGATATTCGGTGTTTCCCTTTTTCAGCTTTGCGTCCAGACGATAACGGACGCGCTCTAGCGCCAAATTCGCGGGCGCATTCTCGGTGGCCTTCCAGTTGATATCCGGATCCAAAGACTTGATGAGGCCCTTTACGTTCTTTTCGGACACCGTTTCGCCGCGTATAGAGTCAATCTGTTTTTCAAGTTTCGCCAATCGCGCCATCGCTGTCTGTTTCGCCTCGCCAACAACGGAGCCCTGGGTTCTCAGTCGTGCTTTCTCCCGGGTAACAACCTTCAGGATTTCTTCTTTTGGGATTGCGCGATCCATGAGGTATTTCGACGATGAAAGCTTTTCCGTAGCAGAGGCCGCGCCCGTTCGGGCCTTTTCTCCTACCTCATTAACCGCCTTCGCCAATTCGTCTGCGAGAGGGGCATAAGGGGTCTCTCCTGCGCCAGTAGGGATCGCTCCCCTCACCTGATCCGGTCGAACCAAACGGCGCTCGATTGCCTTTCTCGGCGCTCCGGAAGCCGCTTCCAACGCTCTTAGGCCTAATTCGCTACGTCCAGCGCCCGAAACGGCCCGGGTAACGGCCTTGGCCCCTCGGAAGCCCGCTCCTGCTACAGGAACCGCAGAGGCAACATCCAACACCGTTGTGATAGGTTTCTCAACGAATGCCTTCCTGGGGTTCGTTGCAATTTCCTTAACACGCCGCACAACCGCTCCTGGTACTTTGGTAGCGCCCTCCACGGCATCAACGAACCCTTTGCCCGCTTCTGTTTCGGTCATGGGAACGCCGCGGGCCATTTCCGCAACCGACTTCATAGCGGAAATGGGCGCATCGATGAGCATTGTTTTTGGGGTGTTCGCGACAGCCCAGCCAAGGGAAAGGAGGTTCTTTCCCTGCTCTTTAGCGTCGGCTTTAAGGTTTTCCATAAGAGATCCATTGGCGGGTGCCTTACCAGCCATAGCCAGAGCCCGCTTTTTCTTTAATTGGAGATAACGAAGACGGTCGAGGTCGTCTTGATCGGTCATTTCTTTTTTTGGAGCTTTGCTTCTAGCCGGCGCAGCTCCTCCTCCTCTTCGGAAGTCCACCCGATTTCATCTCCACCGTTTTCAACAGTTTCTTTTTCCGTCTTCTCGAAGACAGAGGGCGGTATTGCAAGTGCCTCGAAACCGGAAACGTCGTAGCCGCTGTTCCCAAGGGTCGTCCGGTCGTCTTCGTACTTCTGAGCCAACATCCGGCGGACAATGGCGAGTTTGTTTTTCGCCACCTCTGGCGTGTCGGACAATTGCGGGAACATTTTCCTGTACTTCTCCTCGTCTTCTTTTCGTAGGACACCGCCCTCCATGAAGCGACCAAAGGCTTGCGAAGCGGTTCGCATCCGGGCATCAATGGTCTGTGCGCGCTCGTTATATGGATTGGCGGTTCCGGCGCGCCCCCCTACTGGCCCAAAGGCACTCTCGTTTTCGAGCAATGCTGTTTCGACTTCGGGAAGCATTCGAGCCACGGCCTTTCCTTCGTTCAGAGTAAGGACAGTGTTTGGCGGAAGTTTTTGATTCGGCGAGGCCGCAGCCGGAAGAGGCGCAAATGGATCTTCCGGAGATTGCTCAAGCCTACCCGTTCCGGTGTTGTAACTCCCTATGCGTGTCTTTCCGTTGGCGTCAACGTATTCCTTTGCTTGAAACGTGACCTCCTTCGGGTCTTTGACCTCGAAAGTTCTCGAATAGCGTCCCTTCTCGTCCTGCGAGATTTTCTGCGTGAGTTTCTGCGTCGGGAAAACCGCTTTCGGTCCATTTCCAACATTCTTGAAGCCCCGTTGCGTTTCTTGCTCCTTTTGAGCCGCGATGTCCGCAGTGACCTGACGATGCATCTCTTCCTGTTGCGCCATCTCCTGTCTCATCTGGTCCAGTTGGATGAGTTTTATGGTCCGATCCAGCCCGCCCTGTTGGGCCGATTGAAACCCGGTCGCCGCGCCCTCCAAAAGACTCTGAAACGGGCTCTTGTTTCCTTTTGCCGCGAGGAGAAGTTCTTGAACGCTTGCCATGATTTAGAGCCTCACCCGAGATCCGTAGTTATACGGAGACACAACAGGCGTTGGCGGCACGAAGGGCTGACCAGGAAACCGCCGCTGGTACTGGCTCAAAGCCAGTTCATTCCCGGCGTATGTGCCTCCAATCTGCCCCACAAGCCCTAGAATATCGTCGAAGGGACTCGTTTCGATCTCTGGGACACCGTAGGAAGGACTAAACCCGGTAACAGACTTCGTAGCCTCAATGGGCAGTTGAAGCTCGTTCCGGCGGCGTAGCAATTCGGCGTCCCGGGACTTGATCGAAGCGTCGTTCAACTGGCGCGCGAGGCCTCCGAAGTTGAAGGCGGACCCGAGTCGGTTCTGACGGATCCCCTCCTGAGACTCGGCGGACTGGAAGGCGAGCGGAATCGCTCGTTCTCTCCGATTTAGGGCCTCATTCGTCAGGCGGGCGAGTTCCGAGGTAAGGGTTTCGTTTCCGCGAGCCTGGATGTCCCCAAGGCCCCGAATGGTGTTGGTCGAGTAGAGATTCCCGGCAAACCCCGCGCTCCGTTTTAGAGCATCCTCGCTTTCGCGAAGGGTTCTCTGGGTCTGTGCTTTAAAGGGCTCGAACATGCTCTCGATCTGTTGCGGAGACGTAGCCAAGAGATCGCGAAGAGCCTCGTCTCCCAAACGGAACTGGTCGGGAATTCCGGAGGAGAGAAGATCACCGAGGCCACTCGTGGCCCGCTTCTCCACGTCGGTCATTCCGAAATCGCCATAGCCCAAGGGAACCTCAGCGCCGGCTTTGAAATCGCCAAATTGACCCGTGCGGCCGAATTCGTTGAGTCGCTGCATGGCGGCGATCACTTCATCGGGTACCAATGGCCCCTGTTTCGTCTTCTTTTTTCCGAGCGCACCGCTGGCGAGAGAGGCTCCGGCGGTAATCGCTGTGGGTATAACCCAAGGTGGAGGCATAGTTAAGCTCCTTGCGATCCGTTTTTATGTTCGAGCGTGTTCATTCGAGGATCGGCATCCAAGAGCCGTTGTCGGGTTTCCAAATTCAAAACGCCAAGAAACGTGGCGTGGTGGTTCCGGACTTCCGTCGCCACCTTATCCGTTGAAGCGGTCGTAAAATGCGAGGCGTTCGCGCATTCGAAAAGGAGATCGGGCGTCCATCCGAAGACGGAGCAATCGAACACCTCCTCCACCTTATTTTCTTTCTTGTCCTGCACGGAAACAGGCTGCCAAGCGGCACAAGCCCCATGTTTCGGACCTGTGTCCTCGTCCGATCCCATGGATTTCGTCCACCCGTTCACACACCACTCTTTCATGAGCGGGCAGAACCGTTTTCCGCGTGTCTTGTGGTCGTGCATTAGTCCTTTGATCCGATAACGACGTTAATATAAGCCAGCGCCAAGCTACCGCCCTGAGAGTCCGTGGCAGGCGATGCGGAGCCAGAGGTATTTGAGGAGGGGCCAGACGTCGCCCCCGTTCCGCTACTACCGCTATTCGGTGAAGTGTTCGCTCCGGAGACGCTGCCGTCGCTTGTGACCAACGTTCCGGAGCCAACCGTGCTACCCCCTGAGTGACCGTAGCCCGTAATGGGTACGGTGTGGGTGTGAGAAGGCCCCGTATGTGTATGGTTGGCGAGATCATGGGTGTGACCAGCGACGGTATGCGTATGAGCAAGACTTATCGAGGAACCTGGATCTGTTGAGCCACCGCTCCCTCCGCCCGATCCGCTCACGACGCGCAAGAGTTGATTGCCAGCCGTCGGATGTTGAGTCCAACCCGTCGGGACCGCCGCCTGGAAAAACACCATGAATGTTCCCGAAGGAATGAGGGTCGCCACCGCCGCCCAGCTCGACCCGTTGTATCGCTCAAGGACGTTTAAGGTCGTGTTGCAGTAGAATCGGCCAGAAACAAGGGAGTCTCCCGTCGGTCGGCTTCCCGTCGCTCCTCGGAGGAATCCGGGGATAAAAATAGGGGCCGTGCTGGGAGAAGCTCCTGGGAAAGTCGAATCCTCGTGGCTGAGGGCTTCCGCCAAAGCTTCTTTCAGTTCCCGAATGCGGTTGTCCCCTTGGCTGATCGCCTCCGAACCCGCCGGCGTTGTCGCGTCCCAAACTCCCATAGAGCCTCCTTAGAAAACCCAGGCCTTAACGGCCGTCGAAGCCGTGTTGACCTTGAGATAAATGTTCGTCGCGGTCCACGAGGTCGTCCCCCGGTAGACAACGGCCCCTTTGTTCAAGTCGTAGACGAGAAAGCCCGTCGGAACTTTCCCCAGGGTGTGCGCCACGGTGTTTTCGGCGTCTGGCGTTCCCGACGAGGTGAAGGAAATAGAAACAGCGTCGATATTGTCCGAGAAGGAAATCCCCCGATCCAAAATGCTTTTGAGTCCGATATCCCACTTTCCGAGTTCGGTTATGAGGTTCTTGTCGAACTCGCGAAGACCACGGAAAGCTTCCGTAAAGATCGCCGGGAGATTGGGGCCGCTGTAAGCGGTCATTTCCGCCCCTCCCGGGGTGTGGCTTCGACCTGAAATTTTTTCAACGTGAAAGACTCGCCCAAGGTGTTGTTACGGAAGCGAAATCGGATTTTCGAGCTGACCACATCAAACCAGAGATTCGCTGGTGCATCGTCGGTCGGATAGTCCGACGTGAGAGTCGTTGTCCCTATGGCGGTAAAGTTCTCTCCGGAGTCGGTGGAGTAGGAAACGGTAACGCCGGAGCCCTTAGCCCAGATTTCCATGCCCTTCCATCTCATCATCCGGTCAATGTCTGGGATCCCGAAATCCTCCGCGGTCAAATCCTTCGTTTCCCAAATGCCGTCCACCGCCGTTCCCGCGTCGTTGTTGCTATTGGCGGTCCGTTTCGTGGAATTTCCAGACGAATCGCCAAAGATAACAACGGGGTTGTTGGACAGATTCGTTACCGATGACCAGCGGGAGGGATCCGCGTCCCACGTGCTGCTCCGGTCGTCCCAGGTGTCCTCTTGGGTGTTCAGGAACAGGCCCATGGCAGTCATGTTGGTTCGCTCGTCCTTGTAAACCTGACGGGTCCGCCAGTTGTATTTGTAAATCGTGTCCGCTTCGGTTGAGGAACCGATAGGAACCGCCACCCAATACTCGTCTAATTCCTCCAAATAAACCGCACTGGCCTTGTAAAGATATTCGGGGTTCATCTCCTCCCGGAGTTCGTCTTGAACAGGGGATTCGACAAGAGGAGCGGTTATCCCGTTGAAAAGATGAATTCCGTCGGCCGCCAAAAAGATCTGCTCGCCAGAGGGGATGTTGGCAATGGTCGCGCCGGCGACGGCTCCGACTCCCGTTGCCTTTCGTTCAAACCGAAACACGTCGGAGGTCGTCACCAACTGCGCGACGTAAATCGAATTGGCCTTATGGACCGTAAGAAGTCCGCCAAAGACTCCGAGGCCTGTGATATCGTCCGGATCTTCCAAAAGGTCGGTGCTTCCCGCGTTCCCCCCGCTCCACGTCTCAGGAAGACCCGTATCGCACCATTGAACCCGGCTGTAATAGGTGGTTCCACCGTCGTTAATGTACGCCAGAACCAAGTAAGGACCAAACGCCTGCATGAATCTCGCTTTGGGTGGCGATCCGCCGAGAACGGCATCGTTCCCCGAAATCGAGCATTTCCGTATTGAATCGACGAAATTGGTAAACGTGACGATCTTCGCCCCGCTGAGGAGCGGGAACGCAAAATTGACAATATCCTCTTGGGTCCCCGTCAAAGCGGAATGCGCCACGCTCGACCAAACGCTCGTGGATTTATTCAGTACCTGAACTTTGGTCAGACCAACCCGAAAAAGGCGCGTCTCGTTCCCAACTTGAAGTTCGAAATACCGCATCACCCGTTCCCCGAGAGAAGATCCAACGGAAGAGGTCCCGAACCGCTTCCGGATGATAGAGCGGTTGAATTCCATGTTTTTGATGTTCGCCGCCGCGCGCGAATCGACGTATTCCCCTGGCCTGTCTACAACCAGGCCCTTGCTCGGCAACGGTATGTTGAGCTTTGCTGGCATTGTGTCCTTTATCCGAGAAACGGACTCACGGTGAAGCAGTGTGACCCTGAGTTCACGCGCTCCCGTCGTGTCGAGAGGAAAAACCCGTCCTCGAACGCTTGGCGGTGCAACGTCGCCTTGTCGTACTCTTCCAGCGCCTTGTAAAGACGACCAAGAACATTGTCCGCCAGAACGTCCCGCATGATGTTTGTGAATGGAACTCCGGAGGTGGCCGACGTAATCACACCAGCACGCCGGGAGTAGCTTTTCCGGTACACATAGCTCGTGCTGTCCGGTATGGGGCCGATATAGATCGAACCGGCATAGACGCATGCGTGTTTGGGATATCCGCGGTCCGATTCGACGTTGATCGACGGGTAAAGCTGGTCGAATTGCCATTTGGGAACGATGGTAAGGGGCGTTCCCGTGTCGTCGTCTTCGAGCATCACACCCAAGAGGAGACCAAAGTCACTTTCAAGCGTAATCTTGAAGTCCCCGAGAACGGAGATGGTGTCCGTCGTCGTGGATTCGACTTCGGCCTCGTCAAACATAAAGCGCCGGCGCATTTCCTGAATGGCGTCGGTGGTCGCCTCGTAAAGCTCGGAATCCTTGTCCGTCCGTTTGAAGCCGCACCGGAGAAGGTAATCGCGCCATTCCGAACCCGTCATAGCTCCCGTGGCGGCCGTGACCGTCACGGCATTGGTTCCTGTCCAGTCAATCGATCCCGTGTTAACTATGGTGTCGCCTTCGGCGGGCGAGGCCCCAGCCTGGCGATGCACCACGTACTGATATGTTCCGGCGGTCACAATCGCAGACGGAAAATCCGCCGTGTAGTGGCCGCTGTTGCCCTCTTCCGTCAAAGGTAGATCGTAGTTCGCGTAATTAAGGGCGCTGTAGGCCTCAAAGGAGGTTCCGTTCCACCAGAGGCCGGCGGAATTGCGGAGGCGCGAGTACAGTGTTCCCGACGCCGATACGCCTGTTATTTCTTTTGCCATTAAAGTTCTCCGATGAATCGCATTAGTTCACCAACACGACGGAAAAGTGGTTCGAACTCGAAGAGCCAAGCACGTCAACGACCTTGCTCGCCCCGTTAACGGTCAACGTCACATAGGCCGTGTCCCCTTCCTCCATATCGGCCAGAACAGGGTTTCCCATGGTGATATCCGAAACAAGATCTGGGACGTTCCCGAGGTAGTCAACGAGATAACTCGCATTTGATGTCACAAGGCGGAGGGCCACGTCCGTATGAGTCACGTCCACGAGTCCAGAGGCAATCACACGAATGTTGAAGTTGTACATGCCCGCCACGGGTGCGGTGAACGTCGAAACGGCGTTAAACGAGGCCGATTGGTCCTTGCGTTCGGTCGTGAACTGAACCGTATAGATCGTGCCGTCACCCGTGACGTTCGATTGCGTGGCCCCTGTTGCGGATACGCAGGGGTTTTGGGGCATGGAAAGATACCCCTGAGAGGAAATGAGGAGCGCGTAGTTTTGGCCTGTATCTGCGCCTGTGAAGAACCGCCAAGAACCAGAAGAGGCAGACGTATAAAAGTAGTTGTCGCCCGTGTCGGTTCGAAGGAGAAACCTCTTTACTCCTTCGGTGTCGATGTACGCCGTTTCGGCTTGATCCGGTCCACTCGTCCACCACGTTCCTGGGGATCCCGTTCCCATGGCTCCGAAATAATTCAGGGTTCCGTCGCAGGTAGCACATCCCGCTTGCACGGTATGTCGGACTCCGCCCGTACCGTTGTTGTAAATGATCGTTTCCACCGCGGCTGCGCCCGCATCGGAGTTACCCTCAATGTGGATCATCTCGTTAAAATTCGGCGATATGTTGTCGGGGTTTCCGCCAATCCCCAAATGTCCGCGGTGGTTGAAGATCGCTACTGCCCCCGCAGCTCCTGGGGTTGAGATCGCTAAAGTTCCCCAATACGTGATCGTCGCCACGTCAACCCGAGTAATGGTCGCAGAGGCCACGTAAACGGTCGCCCCGCTTTGCAGTGACGATGTGTTTTGAATGTAATTGGTAACGTTCGTTTCGAGATCAACGGTCAGACTTCCGCCAGAACCACCTCCCGATAGCCCGTATCCGGCTGTCACACTGGTTACTGCGTTTGTCGGAGAACTCGTCTGTACTGTTCCGTCCGAGAACCGGATTTGGCGAAGAGAAGCCGTTGACCCGTCGAGAAACGTCACCGCAGCGGATGACACGCTCAGGCGATTCGTGGAGGTACTAAACGTGAAATCCGGGTCCGAGGCGAACGTGCCATCTCCGTTAAATTGCACTTCGCCGTTCGAGCCTCCAGGAAAATCAACAATGCCTGTGATTTCGCATCGTGCGATCTGAGGAGAAAGAAGGACAAGAAGGGTAAGGGCCAGTTTCTTAATCATTCGACCACCGCTCGGAAGGAAATATCCGTCGCACCCGCGGCCACGGCCGTCGGGTCGGATTCGACCGAAACAAGGTCGCCGGCGGACACGGCGACGTCAATATCAGCGGACGCCGTGGTGGATCCATTCCCCATGGTCGCGGTCAAGGCGCTGTCCACGCCGTTCACGCGCAGGGTGTAAGAGACGTTTGCCGTCGGGTCGGTCGCTGTCCACGCTCGAATCGATTTAAAGGTAACGGCCGGAGAAGGCGTTTTTACCGTAGCTTCGTTCGCGTACCAATTAACTCCGGCACCCGACGCAACGAAACCATAGCGGTCTGCGGTAGAATTGATATTCGCACTGTTGCCCCCTAAGACGTTGAATTCCCCGTCCACGTCCGCCTCGAACGTCATGCCGTAGGAGATGAACACCTGGGCCGGTGTGTTGGCGGGTTGCGTCCGGAGTGCGATGCGGTCCCCGGGCGAAACCGTGAGCGTTCCCGTGGAGTTCTCGCATTCGGTGTTCTCGTCGTAAATCCAGCAACTAAGCCCGAGGCCGGTTGTGAAATTAAGGGCGTTCATGAGGTATCCCGTTCCGGCTCCAGGAGCCGTCGGGGTCCCCGGTGTGCCGGGGTTGTCGAACGCCTTAACGAAGAGGTTTTTGATGGTCCCCGAGGTCGCGATGACTTGAAGTTCGGCGGTCCCCGAAGGCGAAGCAGCGCCGGCGATGGGGAGATGACGGTTCGCGCTGTTGCTCAACACGAACCCAGACGAAGACCCAATCATCGGCGAACTCTTCGACTCATAGGAATCGAATACCATGCTCCAAGTCGCGGTGGACACCACGGCCGGAACGTCGGTGTTCATCTCAATACAAAGACGGTCCCCGGATTCGACCTCAATGGAGTCAGCGGTGTTCGAACAGGACGTTCCCGAGGCCTCTATTGTGCATTCGAGATCCGAGGCCACGGCGTTTTTGTAAACAACAATGTTCCATGGATCGGCCGGAGCTGGCGCAAAGGCCACGCGAAGCTGACTGATCCGGCCTTCGACCGTGATCAGACCTGAGACGTCCGCACACCACGGATCATAGGGGCGGTCGTTCGCGCCCTGGATGCTCACGGAGCTGCCGTCCTCAATGGTTTTCGCCGTTCCCCCGTATAGAACGGAGGTCATTTCAACCTCCGGCTCATCACTCCCAGAAGATCCCCCAGAGGTAATGGAGGAGTACCCCGGGCACTCGTCGCATTCCGCTGACGCCCACGAGGGAATCAAGAATAGACCCCCCGTGAGCGCCACGATGAAGAGCGTTCGCCGAATGGGACTATTCCTCCCGCCCGAACAACTTAACGTTAAGAGCAATCCCGCCTTGCGTTGGCCCCACGAAATTCAGGCGGAGATACTTGTAGTTGTATTCGCAGAAGTCCCAGAGGGTTGTTCCCGCCGACGAATAGGTCACGGAAGACACGCTCAGGTTTGCGAAGTTCGACCCGTCGTTGGACGCCTGCCAATGAAAACCCGCTGATCCAGCGGACAAAGAAGGTGGGGTCATGGTGTACGTAGCGGAATCCGTCGGGAGAGTCGTTAAGTCGATAGCCGATCCCGCGACGGCTCCGGTCGAAGTCAGCGCAAGCTGGTAAATGTTCTCGTTTAACCGAATCGCGTAGTAGGTGGTTTCGGTGGTCAGACCGCCCGGGGCTGTCCCGGAAGTGGTCGTGTACTTCACCTTAAGGCCCGTCGTGAGCCCGTGAGACGCCTTAGTGATCCGGTCCGTCTGAATGTCCACATCCCCGGCCAGTCCTGGCGTGAATCCAGACGTGGAAAACCCCGTCGTGGACGCGCTCATGGTGTAGCCGTTCGCGCCAGGATAGAGCGCCGTCACCGTCACAACCGCAGCCGCCGAAGAGGCCACAACTTGGGCGCTCAGGGTCGAATTGGCGTTGATCGCCGTCATGATGTTCCGAGCCGTTGTTTGGCTCGAAGAATTGGCGTTGAAGTCCGTTCCTTCGGCCAAGGTGACGCCGTTTAGGACGATGTTGTAGGAGTTAATTCCTCCGGTGAACGTCGAGGCCCCTAAAACAAGATCATCCGCGGCCGAACTGACCGCCGGAAGCCCATTTCCAGCCGTTCCATAAACCGCGTACTTGACGGTCACGGTCGAACCCGCCGACGTGGCAACAAAGTCCGGATGAGCATCAATCTTGGTCTTTAGGGCCGTTGCCGCCGTGGTTGAAGACGTTTCCGCGTCCCAATGAACCCCTTCGGTAAACACAACCCCGTTCAGAGTTACGGAATCGTTCTGAACCGCTGCCGTCGAGACGACGTTGATCGTCACCGATGCCTGGGCGGAAATAAGCTGAGACGAGTTGGTTGTGACCGTGATCGTGCCCGTCTGCTTGTTTCCGCTGGTCAGCGTGTGGCTGGTCGGCGTTCCATCGGAGTAAACCGCTTGCGCGCTCAACGTGTCGTAGCGGGACACATCTATTGACTGGGTGAAGCTGACTCCCTGCGCGGACTTGTTGACCTCTACCCCTTCAATCTTCTCGGCTTTCGCCGTGTTGTGAAACAGTGGCAGAGACAGCAATGCCAGCGTTAAGAATCCAAGCAACCTCTTCATTTTTCTTCACCTCATAGGTGCGTCTTTCGAAAATGTGCGGGGCCTCTCACCCCGCCAGCGGTTTCAATGAACCGCTAACCTCACGAATCGTTAAGGATTCGCGACGCCGTAGTCGGTACCCGTCACAACGATGCGACCGAGAACGGACGTGAATTCGTCCGCCGCGGTGCCGTCGGACTCCAAGCTATCCAGGGTCACGGTCGTTCCGGAGAACGTCGCATGAACCGTCTGGAAGTCGGCATCCTGACCCGAGACGATCCGAGGAACAACGTCCAGGATCGTGTCGAAGTACCCGGACAGGTCGATGGTGTCGGAGGCAGATTGAAAAGTGAACGAAAAGCACTTTTCCTTAATGCCACCCGCCGCCTTATCCGCCCGGTAAACGAGAGTTGGTGTCAATGCAGCCATGTGATTTCTCCTTAGACAGCGGCCGCGGCATCCACCGCGATCACGCCGAACTCAACCGCCGTAGTCCCCGCCGAACCACCCGCCGCGAAGACCGCTTTCTGAATGCCACCGATGAAGTTGGCGGCAACGCCGTCTTTGTTCTTGTAGTCGAATTGCTCAACCACAAGGGCGTCCGGGTTCGAACACTCCGCCATGAGGGCGGCCTGGCGTCCGCAGAGGAGGTTGCGAGCGGTATCCACCGCGCAGTCCGTCCCCGTCGCAGCGCCGCGGAAGCTGTTCCCAGCCACAGACACGTCGAGCCAAGGCACGAACTCGTTTTCCAGAAGGAGGCAGTTAGACCAATAGCCCAAAGCGCCACGGAAGAGCGGATTCGATTCCGCGCGTTCCCGGGCGTTCTGCTGAGCCTGTTTCCAATCGCTGGATTTCCGGATGTCACGAGCCGAGAGAGGATGGAGGTACATCACATAGAAGTCCTCTCCGTCCCCGGTGATCGGCTGGATCTTGGGATCCGCCAAGCGAGCCATCGTGACCGCGTTCGTCACCACATCAAGGGTCATGGTGTGCGAGGTGGTCAGGGAGGCCGTGGTCACTCCGCCGGCATTCATGTAACGGAGACGGGTGCCCGTATAGGCCTCGTCCGCGTCCGGAATGAAGTCGGAAGTGTTCGACCAGAGAGCGCGTCCACCCACCGTCCGTCCGTTGGTATCAACGAGCGTGGTGTTGGTGACGCCGCCCAGCTTGAAGAAGATCTGGCGGGCGATGAATTCCTTCATCCAAATACGAAGGATTTCCCGCGCCGATTTGATCTGGTCGTAAACGACCTTCTGAGCGTCGAGCTTGCCTTTGAGGCGGACCGCGTTGCGGATCTGGTCAATGGCAACCTGTTCGGAAAACGACTTCATGCTCTCTTCGTTTCCTTCGAGGTCGTCGTCGCCCGTCACACCGTCGCCGCGGAGGCGCGCCACAAGTCCGAACGTCTCGGCATCGCCTTTCTTTTCTTTCAGTTCACGGGAGACCTGAACAATGTTGTTCTCGTCTTCGCCCATAAACCGCATGATGTTTTTCACATCACGCTGCACATCGTCGAGAAGCTCCTTGGACCAGAGTTCTTGACGAAGCGCGTCAATCGTTACTGTGTTAGCCATGGTGGCTAACCTCCTGTGGTTTTAACCCCGCAGGAGCTTTGCGTACCGATCCGGGTACTTCTCTCGGAACTTGCTTCGTTCCGCGTAGGACATGCGATTCAGTTCGGTAAGAGTAATTTCGTCCACCGATACCGTTCTTTTGCCTCCGCCGCCCGGAATAGATGCGCTCGAAGCTCTGCGTTGGGTGTTTGCTTCCATGCGCTTCATCTGTTCGGGCGTGAGGCCCCCGTTTGCCTTGGTATCGGGTCTTTCGAGTTTCCCGTCGTTGTGCGGCTCGGCCTCTGGTCCCTGTTCGGACCGCTGGCCGTTCGCCTTCCCGTAATTCGGGTGAAATTGCCCGATCTCATGGGCAATAAAGGCGGCGTGGTATTCGTCAACTCCGAGTTTGTCCGCATTCGCGGCGGACACTTGAAGCTCTCGGATTAGGCGGACAACCTTTTCCTGTTTCCATTTCTCAGGAATGAGGGTGTCCAAGTTCTGCATAACGTCTTTCGCGAGTTTCACCGTATCGTCGAAGTCGGGAAGCACGGCCCGCGCGTACTCTTCCTGAGTGCGCTGAGCTTCGGAAACGTTTCTCGCCCTCTCCGTCAGTTCCTGTTCCTGCTTCGCCCGCTCGTCGGCTTCCTTTTGCTGAAGCTCGCGTAGCTGCTTCATGGTCAAAGGCTTTTCGTCGGGATCGATTTCGTTCCCGTTCTCGTCCACCTCAATCCGTCGCTCCGGTTTCTGGCTTTCGAGGGCATTAATGCGAGCTTCTAGCTCCCGAACCCGGGACTCCGCAGCCTGCCGGCTGTGGCGCTCGTTCTTCATGCGGAAGTACATCGCCCGCTGAGGGGTTCCAGGTCCAAAAGCGTCAAGGAACGCCTTCTCTTGTTCCGGCGTCTGAAACGTGAAATCGGGAAGGGAACTCCGTTTCGGAGCCTCCTTCTTCGGTTCCTCTTTCGGCGGTTCTTTGGCTTCTGGTTGAACCTCTTCCTTCTTGGGCTCTTCAGCTTTCGGAGCCTCTTTCTTCTCTTCCACCTTCGGGATCATCCCCCGTTTTTCGGCGGCCTCTAGTTCCTTGGCAGACCAGCCGTTGGACCGCAGCTCCTCCCGCGACGGTTTCTTGACGTCAGGAACCGCCGGCGTTTCCGGATCCGCTATCTCAATCGTTTGTGCTTTCACTTCTTCGCTCATGGCGTATTTCGCTCCTCTTCTTCGGGCTCTTCACCCGTTCTCCAGCAAATCGTTTTCGGCGCAAAACAGACCGGGCATAAAGCCGGGTTGTATTCCCGGTGCCCTCGCGCATAAATCCCCGTGTTCCGCCCCTCGGGGCTTCTCGCGAAACTCGGCCAGTTGATCTCGTTCATTTCTTCGCTCATGGTCATTTCGCCCAACAAAATAGGGGTGCATCTCACGGATTCCAATCCGCAAAATGCACCCCTAAAAGTGCTGGGTTCGGTAGGGTTTTAGGCCCTCAAGCCGGCGCTAACCGGCTCCCGGAATATGGTTTTAATTCGTCCTTAACTCTCTTTCGAAAGATCCCGCAACTTATCTCTGAGCCAAAGAATCTCCTCGATACGTTGCATCTTCTCTGACATTTCCAATCCGCCGTTCATGGCAAGGCGTTCAATGAAAACGTTATTGAATTCCCAGAACTTAACCGCTCGGTACCTTATCTCTTGCGGTTGATCCATCCGCCTTTCCCGCCGTTCAATCCGCGATACCACATCTCGTTTTTCGTGTCCTCTCCGATCAAAATCGTTCCGTCCGGAGCTTCAAAATAGGCTTGTCCGGGGCCGAGAGGTTCCAGCTTCGGAACAACGGGAGCGGGTTTCGGTTGCTCCACCTTTTTTTGGGCTTCAACAGGGGCCGCCACATCCCCTTCTATCGGCTTCGCTACGTCTTCTTTCTTCTTGTTCGGAATCCCTCTCGGCATCGTGTCTCCTTAAACCGCAAGGGCAGGCGGTCCCGCTTGGGCCGCTGCTTGCGCCTGTTTGATTGCTCCTAAAACTCGGTTCTTCGTGGCCTGATTCAACTGCGACTCTTCCACGAGAAGATCCGGCGGGATGAGCCCGGGCATCTTCGCCGCCAACTCGGACAATTCCGAAGCATTGGCGAGCTTCATGGTCTCTGAGGCCACCGCTTCTCCCACCGCCACGTCGTACTGTCCAAGATCTCCGCTCAACACTTCGGCTATGGCGAGTTCGGCCATCTCAGCGTCATAGGCCATGGGTTCTCCGGTGCGGGGGTCGGTCATGGGTTCGGGTTGTCCGGTTCCTTCGTTGATCAGTGTTGGCGGAGGAAAGTTTTTGGTCAGGAAGGCGTCTCCGAGAACCTTTTTGGCGGTTTCCGTGTCATAGATCTCGCCCAATTGCGTCAAGAGAAACCGCCCGCAAATCTGACTCGTCCGGCTCAGATTGTCGAACAGCTTCTGAACCATGAGAAGGCCTTGGCGCTGGCGAAGCGCAATCGCTCGTCCCGAGGCTTGGCCCCCTTCCTGAACCGCAAGGAGATCGGCATTAATTCCCAACTGCGCCTTGATCGCTTCGGCGCTCGATTCGGACAACTGGAAATGCCCCTGGGAAAGCGCCATGGGGAAGATCCGTTCCGGCTTCTGGGCTCCCTTCTTGTATTCCAAATTCACGTTCGGCGTGGATCCAAACTTCTGAACCTTCGCCGGATCCAGCCAGGCGTCTTCCTCCGAGAGCCATCCTGAGTTCGCCGCTCCGTTTAAGTGCATTCCCATTAGCGTTTCGGAACTGTTGTGTTTCTTCTGCGCGCCCTTCACCCCATGCACGATCCCTTGGACCAACAAATGGCTATCTTCGCCCTCGATAGGAGCGGTGGAGAAATGGGCGAAATAGGGGATGAGAGGCCATTGCTTCCACTTCGGGTAGAACCATGCGCGTTCGTCCGCCAAGGGCTTTTTCATGCCGGGCACGTGCGCGAAGTACCAAATCTCAGGGACAAGGCGAGTCAGAACAAAGAAACGATCCGGGTTGCGTTTCTGCGGTGGCGTCGGAGGCAAAACCGATGTGACCGGAGCGCCCCCATCCATGGTCGGAACCACGCCCTGTTGCGCTAATTCGTACTCTTGAATGGCAAAAGCGTATTGCTCTTGTTCCGCCGCGATCTCTGCTTTGTAGCCGGCAACGAAGCTTTCCGCCTTTTCGTTGTTCTCCGCTTCCTGAATCTGCCCGGTCTGACGGTCCGCGACGTAGTGGGTTTCAATCCACTTTTTGTAGTACCGCTCCAAAAGATCGAAGCCGTTAATCTCTTCTTCGCCGGAATCGTTGCTCTTCTTCGAGTAGTCTTTCCCTTGGAGGTGCGCCCCTTCACTTCCCAAAATGCTTTTGAAGTCCAGCCGGCCGCTTTCCAACTCCTCAATCTCGTCCCGCTTATCGGGAAAGAGACCGATAAGGTCCTCGGCGGACATATCGAGCGAAAGCTTGTAGACGTAACGCGCGTCCCGATAGTCGTATTCCTTGTAACCCGGTTCCGGGAACACGCTGCTGGAATCGCTCTTCTTCCAACAGGGCTTCGCGTTCAAAAGGTTGTACGTGTTATCGAGGTACAGTTCGAGATGCGATTCCCCGCACGTCACCCCGTCTTCGAAGGCCTCGGATTTCTTGTACCCGAAGTCGGACATTTTGACGGCGTTCTTAAAGAGGGCGGAGGCGATCTCGGCTTTGATCGAGTCCTCTTCCCCTTCCGGGAACGCCTTGAAATCAGAGCGGTTTTGACGTTCCAAGCCCGTCAAAAGGAAGATGTTCGGCTGAATCCGGTTATCCGTGACCGGATCGACCCCCATGCCCTTCAGCTTCTCCAACTTCTCGGGGTCCCATTGCTTTCCCAAGCGGAACAGGAAATCCTCTTTCTGCCGAGCGATGAGCTTCGCCTTGGCCTTGTAGGCGCGCGTGAAGTCGTTCATCGACTTCTCGACGGTAAGGGGTTTCTCGCGTGGTTTCGTCGCTTTATCGGCCATTTGGTCCCACAATCGTTAGTTTCGGCTTCATCGCTTCGGCCTTTGCCTTCTCTGCGGCAACCTTCACTTTGGCGTCGTGCTTCTGCAACAAGTCGAGGTGAACGCGATCAACCTCCGCCTTGAGCCATTTCTTGTCCCAGAGCGACCGCCACATTGCTTTCGGGCTGAAAAACACCTGTTCAAACGCTTCCATACGGGTGTTTAAAAAGGCGAGCTGACGGTACAGGGCCGCCTCGGTCTGCGCCCGCCGTTGGTTCATGGTGTAAATCTGGTCGTCTCTCATGCGAGCCCCAAGGCCTCGGCTTTCATCTGTTCGAAGATCCCGCGCAAGTTCGTCCGGCAATCCGCCCTCGAAAGGCCTACCAACACCGCAAAAGCGTCAGGATTGACCAAACCGAGATAACACCCGACTTTTTGGTCGTAAAAGAACATCACACCACCACCGGAGAGAAGGTTTCGCGCGTCCGGGCGTATTTGTCCGGCCGGGAGGTCGAAATGCCCCTGTGCTTCAAATCAAGGCCCGTGGCGAGCGTCCGGAAGGCGTCCGCGGCGTTGGACGACCAATCGTGGTAAGGCTGGTTCAGGTAGGTTTTTCGCTTCTCGTCGTAATGTTTGCGGTAGTTCTTGAGGGCGTTGAGACCCTCTTTGCACTTTTGCGCGTCGAACCAACACGTAGGGAAGAGGCCACGGACAGAATCGATTCCCTCGTGAATAGGTAGTTTTGGGGCCACGTTGAAACTGATTCCCAATGCCGCTGCCGTATCTCGTCGGGACTTTCCGCTGGTAAGCTCCCGCACTTCGATATCGTGCGGTGCCGTATGCTTCCCGTAGACGTATCCCTTCTCTTGGAGCTTCCCGATGTAGTGCGGCAACCCTTGGCCCGAGTTCTCATAGAAATCAATTACCCTCGTTTCCGATCCGATGCTTTGCGTGAACCAGACCGCCATCCGGTCGTTAATTCCCAAATCCCACCACGTATCCACCGTGACCCGAGACTCGTGTGGAACATGCCCCACTCGTCCCTCGGCGTAGGCCCGCATGATTAACTCGGCGTAGTATGCGCCGGCTATGGGAACCGTGAAATCGCACTCGAACTCTTGGAGATAGAGGGCGTCAGTCCCTTGAAGACGCAGGATTTCCCGCCGCTCTTGGTCAAGGACCTCTTGGGGGATCGTCTTCGTCTCTGAGGCGCGATCAAGCTGGCAGTACCACTCCGGGCTGTTCTTCGCGAGTTCGTAAATGTCATAGCCGTGGTTCTCACCGCGAGGCGTAAAGACGAAGATTGCCCAGCCCCCATTTTCAGCGAGAATGGGCCGAACAAACCCCCATGCGGAGGGGTCTTGCAGGGAGTACTCCGAGAACACGACCCCAACGGGGTTCGTGCCCACAATCGAGTCAATGTTGTCCGATCCGACGACTTGAAAAAGGGACCCATTCTTAAACCGGAGCTTCATTTCGGTATCGTTGGGCTTTCCGTCCAAGAGTTCTGCCGGGAAATGGTCGATAAACCGATGCCCGTCCTTGTCGATCCCGTCCCAAAGGATCTTTCGGCCTTGGTTGTACGTCGGGAAGACGTAGTAATAGGCCCCCACCCGCTCCAACATCTTTTTCGCCACGATGTTGACGCACGTCTTGTCCTTACCGGACCGCCTGTGGGCCACCCAAGCGATTCTCTTGATTCCCCGGTCCAAGGCCCGAAGAATGGGAAGCTGGTACGGCCGCGGCTGGTAGTTGTAGGGGACCGTGATACTAGGCATAGTTCACGATTTGGACATTGAGGGCGGTTCCGTTCGGTCCGGAGGCTTCGACGCGAGCGACAGGTTTTCCTTCCGCGTAGTGCCATGCCAGTTCGAGCGCCCGGAGGTAGGTGTCGGCTTTGCAGCGAACTGGAACCTCTACCCCCTGATCGGTAACAAGGGTTTCGGCGTCCTGAGCGTCTTCGAGGATCTTTTTGAGGCGGGCGCGACTCTTTGGGGAGTGAACGAGGTTGGCGATCCACCGCTTGAATGCGTCCGGTTTACGGCCAGATCCAGGTCGAGCGCCCCCTTTTGCGCCACCGTTCTCTCCGGGTTTAAAGGGCATTTTGAAATCCCTTTTGAAAAAGAAAGCCCCTCTCGCCTTCACGAAGGAAAGCGCAAGGGGCTATATCGGGATGCTGGGGAGCAACCGAAAGCGATTCGATCATAAACCGGATCGATACGCTCCCCAGCGATGGTTTGAGTGTACTACGAGAACGCTATTTTGTTGCTTGCTTGTTTTGGTTCGTTTTGGGTTCTACGTGGAACCAGCCGGGGCGGTACTTCCAACGGCGAATGGCTCCGTACACGACGGAAACGGAAGTGAGATTGAGTAGGGCTACGATCTTTGACGGCTTATGCCGCGGGCCTTTGGTCCCCAAATACAGCGAAAGAATTTCGCCATCTTGGTTCTGCGTCTGCGATACGATCCGGTTCCTCATTGGTCGTCGAATACCTCCCTTACAGACGAGTAAAGACGGCCTTTGCGAAACTTCTTGATCGCGGCTTTTCGCTTCAAATCCTCGTTGGCGGCCTTCTGCATGGCGAACTTGACCGCAAAACTCTTGGTCTGACCTCGGCCGCAACCGGAAACACCGTGCTTGTGCATTCCCATCCCGGCTTTTCCGCTCTTCATCTAACCACCTCCACGAACTCGACCTCGGGATAACACGCTTGCATGAGCCGGCGTTTAATCCGGTATTCGGGGCTACGGTACCCTTTCGGCTCGTAAACGCGCTTCCTACCCCTATCCTTGAGCGTGACAACGGCATCAGCAACATACGTGCAAACCTTTACGCCATTGACCCAAAACGGGAAATCAACCTGAGTCTTTATGTCGAGGAAATCGGCTTCGCCGGAGGCCAGAAGGTACCTAAGATCCGTAATGCTCTTTGCTTCGTGCTTCGATTGAAAAGTTTCGCCCTTAACCGTCGTCTTAACGGCCCGGTACTTGTTTCCGGTCTTTTTGGGGCGGAAGGCGAGGCATCCGCAACCGTCCACGACGCAACGACCGTCCCTTGACCAATGGGCCATGTTTGGGTCCCCGCATAGGCAAGGGGCGAGCTGCTGCTTGGGTTTGAGGCCGATGCGCTTCGATACGCGAAACGTCATTTTTTCCGCGCCCGCCTCTTCTTTGGTTCCAACGGCAACGCCACATTGACCAGGCACTCTTTAGCCGTCATTTACCACTCATCCTTTCATCCAAATCCTGCCAAACCTCATCCAGGTTCTTGTACATTGGCAGTCCTTCCCATGCGTGACCTTCGCCCGCCATCTTCACCGCCTCCTCTACGAGGCGGAGGAGAAACTGAACGTCTTCAACTTCCTCGTATCTGGAATAAACTTCGTCCGAAATCACTTCGGCAAAAAACTTTATGTCCTTAAACCGCTTCTGCGTGTGGTTCATTGTTTTTCCTTTTTCACCGCAAACCGAGGAAACCCACACCCGGAACACTGCCAAGTCGGATCGCTGAACTGCTTAACGACTACACCGAACAAGTCTCGAATCTCCCCGAAGTTCGTCTGTACACCATGCTTAGAGTGATCACACTTAGAGATTTCGCCGTTGCATCGACACTCAGTCATTCCCCCGGCTCCTTCTTCGCTTTCTCCGAAAAACCTTCGCCAACAAATATGAAAGGACTTCCACCGGGATACATATAAAGATCGACTTCCTCCCAGCCTTGTCCGCAATCCTGTTTATTTGGACAATTCTTAGGGATCTCTTTTTCCAGCATAGGGGTTATGTGAAATTCCCAAATCTCGCCATTCAAACAAGTGTGTCGTAATAGCTTCACGCCCCCGGCTTCTTCTTCGCGGATTTAAACGCTGCTTCCAATGCCGCTACAATTTTGTTCTTTAAGTCTTGGAGGTGGAAAGGGTCCATTACTACGCAACCGAGCCCAGCATTTGGGAGGCTACATATAATTTCCATCGCGGCTTTTTCGATCCGCTTCTCCGGCATGAATTCTTCCTGTTCGTAGCCGTATAAAACGCGCTCCTGAATTGCCCGCATGATCGCTTTGGTATCTATCCTGTGTAACGTTTCGTGAGTGAAGTACACGGCTGCAAGGGGGTTGCCATCTCTTCCGTGAACAAATTCATCGCAATATTGGTGGTGGGTGTGGAAAAGATATCTGAACCTCGCACTCCTTTCCGAGTTGGAACCGAAACGGCAGAAGTCCATCAATCGTGTCCAACTTTTCTTGCTCATGCCCCCGCGCCCTCCTTCTTCGGGTCGTCGCTTTCGCTCCGTGGGTGCCTCTTGCGCCACATCCTTCCAACGGCAAAATTCTTCTTAATCAGCTTGGAGTGGTCCTTTTTGTCGAGGCACCAAGTGGCCGAATCCATCGCCTGATAAACCTCCTCTCCGTCCTTCTCTGCCTGTTCCCGGGCGGCGCGTTCGGCTGCCAATTCAGATCTTAGGCGCATCCGATCCGCCATTCCGCGAGGCATCGTATTGCCTTCGCACTTAGGGCAGATCACACAAAAGAAGCCATTTTGCGGAGGTCCCGGATATACCGTTCGGCAGTCCACACACAACCATTCCCGAACTTCGTCGCGTAGTTGTGCCACCTCAACGACCAATTCCGCAGCTTTCTTGTCGAGTTCAATGTACTTCTGCCAATCCATGTTAATCGGATGAGTAATTTCGAATTTCTCCGCTTCCGTCCTCCCTTCCTCCCGCGCCTCCGCGAGAGCCTGGGCGATAATCCCATCGTAATCTCCCGACGAATTGTAACGATCAAAGTACTCATCCCAAGCGGCTTTCCAGACTTCCTTCGCCTTCTTCTTGTCCGCTTCGGTGGGGGTTGTCATCATTCCCGCCGATACGTCTCTTGAATGGTGAAAATGCAGTACCCTTCGAGAACGCCGAAAAGCGGATCTTTCAAGATTAACCGGATGACGCCTTCAATTTCCCGCCCCGAATACTCGCCCGTATCCGGATCAAATTCTTGCAGAACCACCTCGTCGCGCTCCTTGTAGTTCCGGTCGTTCAACCGCAATTCCCAAGGCTTGTCGCCCACCCAGGACGCTTGAAAAGGCGTCGGCCAGGTCTTGATCTCGTGCTTACACGGCCTTGTCTCTTCGCTCACGCTTCCTCCTCAAGAAAAAGAGCCGTACGATGGAGTTGAACCACCGTTTCCCTTCCCAATGAACCCTTCCGGGGCAACATCAAATTTCCGGGTGAATTACCGTTATTCGAGTACGGCTAAGTGTTGCCGTGTTCAGGTCGCTCAGCTGTTATATGCCCGGTATGGTTTTTGTGCATACCCGTCTTTTCAGACACCCCTTGTGTTGTACTCACAAGTAGGCCCACAACAAACGTCTTAGTGACGCACTGCCCTCAATGCACGGCAAGAAAATTTGTCGTGGCCTGACTCGCAGGTCCAGGCTGTACGCTGGTCGCTGAAACAAGCGCTTATTGCGTTCCGTAGCACGACAAGAAAATCGCGGACGGGCTCATCCGGCGTCCCGGTGCTTCTCCGTCCGCTTTGATTCGCTGGTCAACCACTCGCTACCCACCCGGTGGTATACACGGAGGAACTTGTCAGTTCCGCCCTGCCTCCCGGCCTAAGCCTTGTCCGTTGCGCGAATCAAAATCGCTCGTGGGCCGGAATTGAACCGGCTCCTGTTTGCCCGAGATCCCTATCGTTCACCCGTCCAGCGGGTAGGTCTCGAACCTTAAGACGCGGATAACGATCTCCGCCGCGTGTCACGTCCACGCCGCCACGAGCTTTAAATTGGTTGAGCGGGTGGGACTCGAACCCACATATGTCGGAGCTACTGCGCCATAGCACCCCGAGCGCCAGTCATCTGGTGTTAGTATCCCGCCTAACTCCCGCTCAAAATCGTCAGTCCTGGCCCGGTATAACCGGGTTGCATGAGCCAACGACGTGTAAACGCCGCAGGACCGACTTAAATCTGTTCTCCTATCCTCCGGTTGATCTCCTCGACGGTGACGATTTTCTGGTCAACCAAGTAAATCACCAATCCAGCCAACGCATCCGCATCCGTGTTGTCGTCCCAAAATAGACGGGCTACGCCACGAGGATCGAACCACTTCCACCTAACCCGGCCAGCACCAACGGTTCTTGAAACCTCTTCCCCGTTGAGCCAAGGAAGCAGCTCGGCCACGGTGAAGGCGGAATACTCGTCATACATGGAAAGGCCTAAGTACCCCGGGGCTACTGATGGAGATTTGATTACTGTAGGGGACTCGGGCACTTTCCAATAGAAAAAGCTCTCCTGCTTCACACCCAATTCCTTGAAGCGCTTCGACAACTCCAACGACGTGACTTGGCGTTCGAGGGGCATCATTTCCGCTCGACCCTCTTGAATTCCAGAACAAAGACCCAATCGTTCCGGTCCCAGGAGCCGGGGTGTTTGGCGTTCAAGGAATTGACAAACAAATCTCTACGGTGAATCTGGAGCTCTTGTCCGGTCATGAAGCCATGTGGAATTTCGTCGCGATAACCTTCCGCTAACACGTCGGCGACCGTAATTGCCTGAATCCTCTCCGCCCTGACCGAGACAATTTCCAGCCAGATTCGGGAGGCCCATTTCGGCATGGTGGCGGAAGGAATGATCTTCTTCCTGAAGTCATACTGCACATACCGGCCATCGCGGATAACAAGGGCGTTGTCTGCGGCATACCGATAGTAAGGGATTGTGTTGGGGTGCCAATCTCCCGGTCTTTCCGTTGTTCGCTGTAACGTCTCCCTCACGTAGAGAAGGTCCCCGGGCTGGCAGGGGCATTTGATCTTGACGGGTGTAAGTTCTCCGGCCGCAGCTTTGTCGCGGCCATGGCTGACCATCAGGCGGCAGAGTTCACCGGCAAAAATGCCAACGTCACCCGGTTCCTGGCCCATCGTCCAACCGTCAATCTCATTGACTGGACGGGCTTGGCGAGGAACCGGCCTCCGCGCCTGGATCTTCCTCCCCGCAAGGATCGCCCGGACCTCCTCGCCAGAAAAGATGATCCCGCGCTCTTTCACGGAGGTAATCACTGCTCCCCCTCCGCCGGTTCGCTGGCCTCTTTCAAATTCCGCTTCTTCCAATTCCCGCCCCGAATACACGCCCGTATGTCGGGGCGCGCCTGCATGTAGAAGCTCCATAGAAGCCCGGCCACTCCGACGGACGCCAAAAGTAGGTTCTTCACGGCTGCCCCCTTAATTTCCTGACGCGCTTCAAATCTGCGGCGCACCAAAAGTCTCCATACTGATAAGCCACGCATTTCCGCCGACAGTTGGACATCGCACAATTCGCGTACTTGATCCGCTCGGTGATAGTCTGTTCCCACCACCGCTCGCGATACGGAATGTTCCGCGAGAACCTTAGTCCGTCGCTCCCGTTGAACCAATGGCACCCGCATTTGAGAACGAATCCTGCCACAAGGGACGCCGAGAACTTCTGCTCCCCGTGTTTGGAACAGATAAACCGAACCTTCGACGGGATGCTCATGGCTTCACCAAGAATTTACGCCAAACGTCTTCCGTGGTGATCCAGCGGCAATATCCGTAGTTAAAGTCGCTCAACATAGACCTAGACTTTCGAAACTTTTCCGACATTCGCCTTTCGCGGTGGATCTGCCCCAGACTCGTAGCCAATCGCAATGGTGCGCGCCCACCCGCAAAACATATTTGCTCTCCAGGCCAGTAAACAGCCGGGTGGCCGTCGAGTGTGTGCATGTATAGTGAGAACTTCCTTTTCTTCATCCCCTCCCCCCTTCCGTCTCCCGAGGCTTCGAGAGTTCCGCAAGCATGGCGTCGGCCAATTTGACAGCGCGTTTTGCCGTGTCGGCGTCCCAAAGCTCGTCAGGGCCAACCTCGGGTATACCGATAATCGGGATCAAACCCTGCATCGCCATCCCGGCGAACCAAGCGCGGAGGGACATGCCGTCGTTGATAGCGTCGTCTGGGCGAACATACCTTGCCCGAGGAAACGCTGGACCGCCGTCTTTAATTTCGCTCACGATTTACACCCCCTCGCGATCAGCACCAACCCGATACACGTCGCAACGCCCAGGGCCAGACGGTAGAGAAAGGCGCTCACGGCTTCCCTCGCCAGTCCGGATTCTGGATCGGCTCCTTCGGATCTCCCACGTCCTCCTCCTTCTTCGTCCGGTGCCCCGTCTCTTTCTCGTGCTTGTCCGCCTTCTCGAACGTCGAGAAGAACTGGAACGGGCACGTCTTGTCGGTGCAGCGGAAACTAACCATCGGATTTTTGCTCCTCCACGTCGTGCCCTAACTCCGCATGCGTACCCTCTTCCTCTTCCCGCACGTACCGCTTGCACGTCCAGCAGTAGGTTTCGGGGGCGGCGCTCATCGCTTGATCAACGTCACTCATCGCTTCAGTGGCAAATGTTCCGCATAGACATCTTCCAGAAAGGCTCGCAGGTCGTAATCGATTTCCTCCCCCTCCGACTCGTCACGCATCCTGTAGGTCAACCATCCTGGAATTCGGTAAATGCGCCAACCGAACTTCTCAATATCGCG